AGAACCCTGTTATAACAATGGAAGATATTTTGATTGACATTAGAGATTAATTAGTGTATAATGCACTTATTAAAACGCCAAACCGAAGGAGGATTATATGGCAGTATTAGAAGGAAAAGCCTATTGGGCATCAGTAACAACACCAAACACTACGTTTGAGCCTGTGTATACAGTTGACTTAGTCGTGGGAGAAGATGTTGCCAATGAGTTTCAAGCTCGTGGGTTTAAAGTAAAAGACTTATCTGTTAAAGATGAGAGTGGTGGTGCAACACCTATTGGTAGAGCACTTACAATAAAACGTAAAGTTAATGGACCAAATGGCATGGTAAGAAATGCCCCAAAACTTTTCGACAAAAATAAAGAACCATTGGATGCGATTGTTGGTAATGGCTCGACTGTTAAAGTACAGTATAACGAGTGGGAAACCGATAATAAATATGGTAGCTTTAAAGGCTTGGATTTCCAAGCTATGCAGGTACTTGATTTAGTATCTTTAAAATCACAGGATGGCTCTGAGTTAGACCCATTCGGTGATGGAGAGGAGTTCTAATGATAATTACTATTACTAATGACGATGGAACTACAAACTTTGATGTAAATAATATTAGTGATGATGCTGTAAAGCAAGAAGCTACAGTTATTGTGCAAAAAGTAGGTAATCTACAAGTCGTAATCGAGGCATTAGACTTTGCAAGTCGAACTCATAGAGCTAACTTAGAAGAGTTGCTTAAAGGTAGAGATGAAGCTATTGTTGAGTCTGAGCCTACAACCGATGTTGTCGAAGAAGATTCAGACGAATCCTAATTGATACATCTATCTCCAATAAAGCCTCTCTATTTTAGGGAGGCTTTTCTTTTTATAGGAATTAATTATGAATCAAAGTAAATTTGTAAAGTATCATGTGCCTTGCCCCGAATGTAAGAGCACTGATGCGTGTTCAATAAACGAGGATGGTTCAGCCAAATGTTTTAGTTGTGATTCCTTTTTTCCTAAATATTCAAATGGAACAGTTATGTCTACAGAAAATTATAATAAAACCACACCAACACCTAAAGTTTTAAATGCTCACGGTGGTATTTTTGCAAAACTAACAGACAGAAACATAAGCAAAGAGACAGCAGAAAAGTTTGGTGTCAAGGTTGTTTATGATGGGGCAGGTCAATTAGCACAGCACCTGTATCCATTTTATATAAATCATGAGCAGTGTGCTACTAAGATTAGGTACATACGAGACAAACGTTTCTCTTTTGAAGGAACAATACAGGGCTCGGGATTATTCGGACAAAATTTATTTAAAGAGGGTGGTAAATACTTGACAATTGTCGAGGGTGAATGTGATGCTATGGCTACCTATGAATTGTTAGGCAGTAAGTGGGCAGTTGTTTCCATTAAACGTGGGGCTGCTTCAGCAGTCACAGACATTAAAGAAAGCATTGAGTATGTAGAAAGTTTTGACAATGTTGTGATATGTTTTGACAAAGATAAAGCAGGAGAAGATGCTGCAAAAAAAGTAGCAACAATAATTAAGCCCGGTAAAGCAAAAATTGTTACGCTTCCTAATGGATATAAAGACCCGAATGATATGCTCAACAAAGGCAGACATCAAGAATTTACAAGAGCTTGGTGGGATGCACAGGTTTATACACCGAGTGGAATTATTCGAGTTGCTGATAAACAAAAAGAGTTTCTAAATCGTGAGCAGAAACAAAGTGTTCCGTATCCGTGGGAGGGATTAAACAAAAAACTTCTTGGTCTAAGAGCAGGTGAGCTTGTAACTCTGACAGGTGGTACAGGGCTGGGCAAGTCTAGTGTTACTCGTGAGCTAGAACATTGGCTAATAAAAGAAACAAATGATAATGTTGGAGTCATTGCTTTGGAAGAAGATTGGAAACGCACAGTGGATGGTATACTTTCTATTGAGGCAAATGATAAACTATACATTGACAGTACTCGTAATAGTTACACAGAAAATCAGCTAACAAATATGTTTGACCGAGTTTTTGCAAACGATAGAGTATTTATTCATGCTCACTTTGGTGCTAATGATATCGAAGAAATCTTTGCAAAGCTACGCTATCTGATTGTGGGTTGTGATTGTAAGTGGGTGGTTGTAGACCATTTGCACATGCTTGTTAGTTCAATGCTAGATGGTGATGAACGTAAAGCAATTGACAGCATCATGCACAGATTACGTAGCATGGTAGAAGAAACAGGTGCAGGAATTATCCTTGTCTCGCATCTAAGAAGAGTAGAAGGAAACAAAGGACATGAGAATGGTATTACTGTAAGTCTCTCTCATTTAAGAGGGTCTAATAGTATAGCTCAGTTGTCTGATTGCGTGATTGCCCTCGAAAGAAATCAACAATCGGATGATGACTTAGAATCGAGAACAACTAATCTTCGTGTGTTAAAGTCTAGATACACAGGGGATGTTGGCAACGCTACATCTTTAGTGTATAATAAAGACACTGGGAGATTGAACGAGTATGAGGATTCAGAGTTATTACATGACAGTGATGCCATTCCATTTTAGGAGGTAATATGGAATTAGTATTTGACATTGAAGCTAACGGTTTTTTATTTGAAGCTGACACGATTTGGTGTATTGTAGCTATTGATGAACACGATAAGGTTTATTCTTTTAGACCTGACCAAATAAAAGAAGGAATAAAATTTTTACAGTCAGCCGATAAACTAATCGGTCACAATATTATTGGGTATGACATTCCTTTAATTAAAAAATTATACGATATTAATTTGTATGACACTGATAAAGTTTTAGATACATTAACAATTTCTAGACTCTCTAATCCTGTAAGAGAAGGAGGACACAGTATTGAAAAATGGGGGTATCGTTTAGGAGGCGTACAAAAACAAGTACACGAAGACTGGACTCAGTTCTCTGAGGAAATGCTTACTCGTTGTATTAAAGATGTTAAAATAAATAAAAAATTATTTAATTATTTAAAAAAAGAATGTGTTGGTTTTTCAAAAGATTCAATTTTATTGGAGCACGAAACAACAAATGTCTTACAAACACAACATGAAAATGGATTTTTGTTTGATGAAAAAGAAGCAATGCTTTTATTAAGTAAATTAAATAAAAGAAAAAGTGAAGTCGAAACAGAAGTTCATGAAACATTTAAACCTAAATGGGTAGATGTTAAAGAAGTAAAACCAAAATTAAAAAAAGATGGTACTCTTTCTAAATCAGGTTTAACAGAAATAGAATACAGTGAACGAGTTAAAACAAATGATGTGTCTGTGTTTATGAGAAAAGAATTAAAAGAATTTAATCTTGGTTCTAGACAACAGATAGGGGAATATCTAAAAGACTTTGGTTGGAAGCCTAAGAATTTTACACCTACAGGTCAACCAATAGTTGACGAATCAACTCTTAACAAGGTTAAACACATTAAAGAGGCAAGTTTAATTGCTGAATTTTTGTTATTACAAAAAAGAGCTGCTCAAGTTTCGTCTTGGATTGATGCACTTAAAGACGATGGAAGAGTACATGGTTCTGTAATTTGCACAGGAGCTATTACAGGTCGGATGGCACACAGAAGCCCTAACATGGCTCAAGTTCCAGCTATATATAGTCCCTATGGTAAAGAATGTCGAGCCTGTTGGACTGTACCAGACGGATACAAACTTGTAGGTGTAGATGCAAGTGGTTTAGAATTAAGAATGTTAGCACACTACATGGCTGACGAGGAGTATATTAATGAAATTATTAATGGAGACATTCACACAGCTAACCAAACGTTTGCTGGACTTAAATCAAGAGATGAGGCAAAAACTTTCATCTATGCACTCATATACGGGGCAGGAGATGAAAAGATTGGAAGCATCATTAAAGGAAGCAGAGCAGATGGTAAACTCTTGCGAGAACGCTTTCTTAGTAGTTTACCAGCACTTGCAACTCTTAAGAATAGAGTTGATATCGCAGCAGAAAAAAAATTCCTTAAAGGATTAGATGGTCGTAAGATATTTTTAAGACATAAACATGCAGCTTTAAATACTTTATTACAAGGAGCAGGTGCTATCCTTATGAAAAAAGGATTGGTAATACTTGATAAAAGGCTTAGACAATCAAATTTAGATTTTAAATTTGTTGGAAATATTCATGATGAGTGGCAGATTGAAGTACGAGCTTGTCAGGCTAATAGAGTTGGACAACTTGCTGTTGAAAGTCTTATTGATGCTGGTAAATATTATAACCTTCGCTGTCCTATGGATGGTGAATACAAGATAGGAGAAAATTGGAGTGAAACCCACTAAAAAAGATAGAAAAAAGTTTGACATTGACCTAGAATATGGTACAATACGTGAAGAAAAAATAGCTGAGATGCTAACCAATAAAAAAATAGAAGTTAAATCTGAAAAAGATTTATGGCAAAAGTCTGGAAACATATGCATTGAATATGAATCGTGGGGTAAGCCTTCGGGAATTAGAGCTACTGAATCTGACTATTGGTTTCATAATCTTTGCGTGGGAGACAATGAATTTTGTACTCTTGTTTTTAAAACAGATGTTCTTAGAACTATTGTGGATAAACTTGATACGTTTAAAACTGTAAGTGGTGGTGACCATAAAGCAAGTAGAATGTTTCTTGTAAATTTACAAAAACTATTTTCATCAGATGTAATTAAAGCCTTTAAGGAGGCAGACAATGAAAAAGAAACTAAATAATTTAGTCGAAGATATTTATAACGTATTAGATTCTCTTACCGAGGGAAACGAATTAAATATTTCAGAAGAAATGTTTGAAGAATTTGGTAAAGATATGACTGATGCGTTAAGACATTGGGCTACACCACAAAACGTAGAAGGCAAACCTGTTTTACGTATGTCTAATGTCGGTAGACCTGAACGAAGACTTTGGTATGATACCCATACGAAATCGGATACTACAGAAAAGTTACAGCCGAGCACTCAAATTAAATTTTTGTATGGACATTTACTGGAAGTATTAATTTTGTTTTTTGTTAAACTATCAGGACATAAACTTACGTCACAACAAAAAGAAATAACTGTGAGTGGCATCAAAGGACACATGGATTGCATGATAGATGGCGAAGTTGTTGATGTTAAAACTGCTTCAGGCTATGCATTTAAAAAGTTTAAAGAAGGAACATTAGCAGAAGACGATGCCTTTGGATATCTTTCTCAGTTGGCAGGATACGAAGCTGCAGAAAAAACTCATGCAGGTGGCTTTCTCGTTATGAATAAAGAAACAGGTGAGCTCACAATGTTTATTCCTGATGATATGGATAAGCCAAATATTAAATCTAAAATTAAAAACGTAAAAAATATTATTGCTTCAGACACTCCTCCTGATTTTTGTTACTCTCCTATACCGGAAGGTAAAGCAGGTAATATGAAGGTTGCGAGAGGATGTTCGTGGTGTCCTCATAAGTTTGAGTGCCACAAAGATGCGAATGATGGGAAGGGTTTACGTGTTTTTAATTATGCAAAAGGACCTGTATATTTTACAAAAATTGTTAGTGAACCTAACGTGGAGGAAGTCAGATGAACGGAAGAAAATCTAAAGCAATCAGAAAAAAATCAGTTGGTTTTGTTGTCAAGTGGTTAAAAACTATGCTTGTAGAAGAAGAAAAAGAAAAAGTTTCAGTTAAAAACTATCAAAATTATATGCCAACTGAAACTCATATTTTTGCGAACAATAAATTTTTAATTTCAGCTTACACACCACGTTGGTTTGGCAAATTAATTAAACGTAAATTAAAGTCTAAACCTATTGACAAAATTCAATACTCAGATATAATATAATGGTTGGCTTTAGAAAACCAAGAAAGATAAGACCAACAGAAAAGAATGTCCCAAAAGGATATGATTCTAAATGGGAACACACCCTGCATTCTACTGTTTTACAAAAGTGGAATCATCATTCAGAAAAAATACCATACGTAGTTAAGCACAATTACGAGCCTGATTTTGTTAAAACTATTAATGGTCAGACAATATTATTAGAAGCTAAAGGTAGGTTTTGGGATTACGCAGAGTACAGTAAATATATTTGGATAAGAGAAGCTTTAGAAGAACAGATAGGAGAGTTTGAGTTAGTGTTTTTATTTCTAAGTCCTTATGCACCGATGCCTCAAGCTAAAAAAAGAAAAGACGGAACCAAAAGAACCCATGCTGAGTGGGCTGAAAAAAATAATTTTAAATGGTATAGTGAAGAAACTTTACCGAAGGAGTGGATAACAGATGAATTATAAATTTAATGAAGGCGAAACAATAAAACAAATACAAAGATATGTAGATAAAACTTATGAACAACATTATGCTTATGGAGATTATCAAGCAACAGATGTTATATTTGATAATGGACATGGTGAAGGATTTTGTATGGGTAATATTATAAAGTATGCTATGAGGTATGGAAAAAAGAACGGACATGACCAAAAAGACTTGCTTAAAATAATTCATTATGCTATAATAGCTATACATTTACAGGACATTCAAGATGATTGAAGATAAAGTAGGTATCAAGGAATATCTTGGTATCAAAATTAATTACAGTAACGAAAAACTATTAGATAAGTTTAGCCTTGACACACTCAAGGATAGATACTTATGGGAGAAAAGAAATAAAGATGGGGAAATTGAAGTCAAAGAAACACACGCCCAAGAAGCATTTGCCAGAGCATCCGTCTTCGGAGCAACCTACAAAGGTCACACAGATTTTGAGTTGGCTCAAAGACTTTATCACTACAGTTCCAATTGTTGGTTCATGTTTAGCACTCCTATACTTAGTAACGGGGGAACAAGTCGTGGGCTTCCTATTAGCTGTTTCCTCAATTATGTACCTGATAGTCGGGATGGGCTATCTGCTCATTATAACGAGAACATTTGGTTGGCATCTTCAGGTGGAGGTATTGGTGGATATTGGGGAGATATTAGGAGTAATGGTATTTCTACTACTCACGGTAGTAAGTCTACTGGGTCAATCCCCTTTATGCATGTCGTAGACTCTCAAATGTTAGCCTTCAATCAAGGCACAACAAGACGTGGAAGCTATGCAGCTTATATGGATATATCTCACCCTGAGATTGAAGAGTTCATCAACATGCGTAAAGAATCCGGTGGTGATATCAATCGTAAGAATCTTAATCTTCACAACGGTATTAACATCACTAATGAGTTCTTAAAAGCTGTTGAAGAAGATGCAGACTTTAGATTGATAGACCCTAAAACTAATGAGCCTACTAAGATTGTAAATGCTAGAGACTTATGGTGGCAAATTATTAATGCTAGAGCAGAGACAGGTGAGCCTTACATGGTCAACATAGATACATGTAATGAAGCGTTACCTAAAGAACAGAAAGATTTAGGTTTAGAAATCAAACAGAGCAATCTTTGTTCTGAGATTACTTTACCTACTAACGAAGAGAGAACAGCAGTATGTTGTTTGTCTAGCGTGAACTTAGAATACTATGATGAATGGTCAGAAAATCCAGTGTTCATAGATGATTTAATAACCATGCTTGACAACGTTCTTCAACATTACATTGATAACGCTGTTGACACAGATAATTTAGGAGAATATAATGCAAACTTTAA